TGCCGTTGTGCTGGAGTTCTGCTACTTGGACGGTTGCCTTGGTAGCGGTTGCTTTGGTTGCTTTTGCTTGTGCCATTTTTTAACCCTTTCTACGGTTGTTTGTGGAGGCGTTATTGCCTAACCACAGTTTCACTATACACCCTTTGTTCACTATTGCAATACCCCTAGCGAACTTTTTTTGCATTTATTTTTACCCACGCCACAGCGCCCACGCGCCGAGCACTATGATTGCAAAGATAAGGAACCACACTCACCACTCCCCCCGCGCTTGCTTGTGCGGCAAGAACGCGCATTCGTTGGTGGTCCATGTCCCGTCGGCATGGTAGGTAATTTCGCCGCACCCTACCGCCCATTCAATAAGCACCAGCGCGACAAGCGCGGAGAATGCGACTGCGAGTGCGGATGCGCCGATAAAGCGGACTATCGTGTTAGTCATACTCAACTCCTTTCTGTGAGCCGTGCCCCATTGCACAGTTTCACTATACACCAACGGCGCGCCATGACACGTCTTTCTTGCTCAGGAATGCTCGGCCTGAGAATGATTGACGATGACGAGACGAGAGACCAGACAATGATTGATGATGAGTGGTTAATGTCTATGTTAACGTCTACGTGAAGGTACCCGTCCTCTCGTGAATGGGTCAAGTCCCGTCCTCTCGTGAATGGGTCGGCGAGTCATCATCAATCCTCCTCCGTGGAATGGGTCAAAGGAAAGGGGGACCGAAGTCCCCCTGACCGATTAGCCTTGGACCACGAGCTTGACGAACGGGGTCATCCAGTATTTGCTGGACGGGGAGTATCCCCCGTGCATCAGGGCGTGGAGGCAGACTGGCTTCTTGCGCGAGTGCCCAAGAGGCGCGGCCTTATTGAGCACGGCCTTCAGTGAGGTGTCACCTTCAACGCCCTTGAGCATCCAGTCTTGGATGGTTTGGCGGACGCCTCCGGTCCGGCCACCATAGCCGAACGGGACAGGCGAGGCAGACGCGATATCGACATTGTCCAGCGGGACAATCTTCACGTTCGCCTCATTACCGCCAGCGTGCTTCTGGACGAAGGACCAGATCTCGTCGTACGAGATTTCCTTGTCGGTGACGACGAGCTCCGCGGTCTTGACGACGGCCTTGGCCTTGGGAGCGGGAGCGGATTTTTTAGCTACTTGAGTCATGGTGTTCTCCTTTCTACGAGAAACGTCGTAAGGCACCATTGCCTTACACTGTTCACTATACTCTCAAATGGAATCTTTGCAACTCTTTATTGTTCCTAATTTATCCTTGATTCGCGGACCAGACTGAGCGTCATCATCTTTCATCGTCCTCCGTCCTTGGATCATTCTTGATCGCACCCGATCCATGGTCCACGGTTCATCATCAATCGTCCTCGTCAAAATCATTCTTCCTCAAGGATGGGACGACAAGTAAAAAGGAACGAGGATGAATGACGACGACTCACAGCCCTTCGTCCACGGCCCGATGATTCTGGACAAAGTCCTCCTTTAGAATGGGATGACCATGAGTTAGAATATGATTGATGAGCCCCGCCCAATCGTACGGAATCCCCGAGCTCCAGTCAGGGGTCAACGGTCCGTCTTTCTCGGTCTGTCCAGCAAGCTCCATGGCCCTTCTCCCGTGAAATATATTTATAGTTCGGGAGGAAGGATGGCTAACCAAGTTCCAGACGTTGCCAGAATATCCGCTATATCTTATCTGCCAAGCAATTTGATGGGGACGTAGAGCAATGTTCTTTAAGGTCTTTAACTTGTGAACCTTGAGCTCAAGCCAGAACGCATGACCATCCTTTAGCCCGTGCAAGTCGGGCACTCCAGGACTAGCCCAGGACTCTAGGCGCGTCCAAAACACGCCCAGATCCTTGGTGCCATCACGCAGTTTAGACCACAGTTGCGATTCAGGCTTGGCACCCATCAGTCAACGAGCTCCCCTGCTTGGATGAACTCCATGCGCTCAGCGCAAGTGCGACAGGGTTGCTTGTCCTCTTGGTCTAGGTGGCGAGCGTAGTTGTTGCCGAGCATCGGCATCCCACACAGGGTCTCGTGCTCACCGCCCATGCTGAAGTGTTGTTGCCCGAGGCGTTTGGTCCACTCGTAGAAGCTAGTCATGCTATGGCCTCCATTTCTGCAATGAAGCTGACGCGTTGCTCGTAGTCGCGCTTGGCGGCATCAAATTCATTGTGGATACGCAGGTTGCCCTGACTATGTGTGGATTGCGGCAGGTGAATCCCATCCTCGCGGTAGACGTAGTACGCCTGTGCGATTGGGGACCAGTTGAGTATCACGCGGGACTTGCCCTCGTTGAAGATGTGGATATCAGGTTTGAAGCCCATGGCTATCTCCTTTCTGCGAGACGTAGCTCCATTGCTACTGTTACCAGTGTACAGCCAGACGCACGGCGTGACTGTTCTTTTATTCTCCCGTTTGCTCAACCTCAACGGGGTCAACATCAATAATCACGTTTCCTTCGGCCACTGCGGCCAGAGCGGGGAACTCTTGTTGGAGCCTAGCAATCTCACGCATAACTTCCTCGCGGGACATCTGGTCAATGCGCCCATGCAGGATTTCCTTGCGGTCAATGTAGAGGCCAGCCGCTTGACCACGGGACTTCTCGGCGGCGACTGCCGCAGGATAGTTGCCGTTGGTGATGGCGAGGTCACGGATTTCAGCGAGCTTCTTCACATGAGACTCAAACGTGACTTCGTACTTGCGGCTCAGTTCAGACTTAATCTCACGGATCCTCTCCACAACATGGGGATACCGCTTGCCGTCTAGCAGTTGGGACGCAATGGCGTGCGCTGACTTTACAGAGTATCCAGCGCGGATGGCGGCTTCAGTCTGGCTGATGTCCTCGGTGCAGTAGATGCGAGCGAACTCCTCCTGCTTGGGGGTGATCTGTTTTTCTTTTCGTGGATTCGCTACCACGTCTAGCTTCGGTTTATGAGTTGCTTTTGCTAGAGCCATTAGGGGTCCTCGCTGGCAATGGGAAGATACTTTGCATAATAGGACCAAACAGGAAAAGTTGTAAAATCCATTTTATCGTCGTTTGAGACCGCGCGTACTGAGAAAGTTGTTCCTGATATCGGACATAAACCTTCAGATAGTGGATAAGTCCTTGTTATCCTTACAGATAGTAAGATATCGAGATATTGGACAATGTTAAAAAACAAATTCATCGTAATCCATTTTTCCCACCTATATAGCAAAGTTATATAGAGCCTCGTTCGACGGTCCGTTTTGCACCCCCTACCTACCCCTACCCGTGGCCTTTTTGAGCGTCGAGCGGCGTCGGAGTGGTGTCTTTTGCGCTCTTGGAACCGTGGTTGGTGTGCCCTGAAGAAAAAGCCCCCAGCCATGGTGAGATGACTAGGGGCTAAGGTTGAGGCCTCGTGGGTAGGGAGGAGAAGACCCCATGACAATGCTACCATTTTAGCGCATCTTTGATCTTTTGCCAGAGGTTTCTCTTTTTTGTCACTTTAATCACTATAGGAGGGGCGGGAACCTGTAGGTCATGCCCACGGACGTAGATGCAGTAGCTCAGTTGGCTGTCAGTCAGGTTGTACTTCGACGACAGTTCTTTGAGCGTAGCGCCTTGAGCTTTTTCGTACAAGAGCTGGTGGATGAATTCATCGCTGTAAGTTTTACGATTTGCCATTGGTGGGTCTCCTCTTTTGTTGTAACAGTTCAACTTCGCGGGCGTGGTTATTGATACTCTGCTGGAGCATCTTGCGGGCTTCGGGGTGCCTGTGGCAGATGGTCGCAAGGGCAAAGGCTAGAGCGCCCACGCGGCGTGCATCGTCAAAGGTTTCGTAGGGGCGGCTGGTCCCGCTTACCGTCTGCTCGAGTTCAAACATACGGGCGCTGAGGTTGAGCAGTGTGCCCACCTCAGCGCGGACTGCCGCATACGTGTCGTTGCGGATTGCCATCACGTCACCACCAGCACGAGTAAATTACCCGCTCCCCGTCGCGCACCGCCTCAAGCGCGGCCTGTACAAACGCGGTGTCATCCTCCTTGTACTCCTGCACGGCTTGTTCCTGAAACTGATGGCCCCAGAAAAAGCCGCCCTCGCAAAAGTGGTCGGCGTAATTGTTGGCGATTGCGTCCTGTAACCGCAGTAGGTCGTCCTCGGTTAATTCCAAATACTGACAGTTGAAGTCCTGTTCGTTGCCCTTGTCGTGCCATAGGCGGTCCATGAACTCCTGCAACCGCGAGTGCTTGCGCCAGTAGAACTCCTGTTCACTGTCCACGGTGGTGTACTCGTCGCCGCTGGCTTCTTTGACTTTGCGCTCTTGAGCGCGGACATAAGCGTATTGATCAAGTCCCATGGGTATGCTCCTAGTAATCCAAGTTGATGCTTACGGTGGCGTCGCTGAGGGTGCTCCGCACAATGCGCTCCACTGACTCTTCTAGCCCGTCTTCGTGTATGTAGTCATCGGGGTCGAACTGGTCGTGGGTCCACACTTCGTCGGGGTCGAACTCATCTTTGCGGATGTAGTCGTTGGGGTCGTATTCGGCCAGCTTGTGTTCAAGAAGTTCGATGCGGTCAACAAGGCTGGTGATTACCCCGCACAACCATGCGAGCTCTTGGCCGATGTTTTCGCCGTACACGCGCATGGAGCTCGCGCGGCGGTCAAGCCCTTCTTGTAGGGTTAGCGTCGGCCGAACAGTAGGATTAGTATCAGGAACAACAGTATCCATAGGGCCATTCGTATCTTTCTCGTACATGACATACTCCTTTCTCGAGTGTCGGTTGGTGCAGGCAGGAGGCCAATCCCCCATGCCTGCTTACAGTGTAGCGCGGGACGCAATTAGCGATAAGTCTTATTTGCTCAGCGCCAGCCTTCCTCCATGTATTGGTAAATGAGTTCTTGGATACAGTCCTCCTCGAACCGCCCTACCTTCGCCTCGAGCCACGTTGCGCGACGCCCCCTACGGTCCAACAGGTGATACTCGCCCGTGCCGCCCTCGGCGGGGTAGCAGTTCTCAGGCAGACCGCTCAGGTGCGCGGGGATGTATTTGTCGTAATCAGTAACGGCGATAATGCAAGGTATCCCGCACACCTTGACGTCTTCAATCTCGGCAATGTATGCCGTCGTGCTTTTACCCATTCGCGGCCTCCAGTCGCATACTGGTAATGCGGTCACGGTGGTAATCAACAGAGCTTTGGAAGTCATTAATCCATGCGGCGCAGTCGCTGTGGTCCTCGCCCATGTCACCGAGCGCGGTGGGCTTGATGCTCCGTTGCGTCACGGTGAACAGTCCAATGGGCACGGGATCATTTTCAATCTTCCAGCCGTAGCGTCCCCACTCATCGCTGGTGAGTTCGTCGGCTTTGCCGTAGACCACGGTTACGGGGAGCTTTTGTCCTTTGCGAGACCACCCCGTGTGAGCGTTGGCGGCGTTGCGAATCGCGGTTATTGGATCGGTGGCTCTGGCCCAAGTAGCGCCGAGGTCTTGCACCACGGCGTGAAAGGTGAAGCCATTGTCAAGGATAAACGGGGTTGAGCTCATAGTGGGTTTCCTCATTGGTGTTGACGTTAATGATAGCGAGCAGGTTACCGTCAAGAATGTAGAGTTCGTTGGCGGTCTCGGCGATGCGGGCAGTGGGCGACTCAACGCCGCCCAGCCCCATGCGATCTACTTTGTCAAGGGGTCGCCAGCTCAGGCTGGCTAGCGACTCCAAGACGGTTACGCGGCTGAGTAGTTGTGTCATGAAAGAATGCTCCTCCAGTTGCGGATGGCACTGCGATTGTTGGTGTGGTGTTCAATCACTTCAACCTCAACACCACGCTCGCGGGCGGCGTTCATAAACAGGGCGGCGTCACAATCCTCCTCCAGTGCGTATTTGCCCTCGGTGCGATAGCTGTACGCGGAGAAGTCGGTGGGCTTGAGGCCCACCGCTTGCAGATGCAAATGATTGACAACAAGCCAACCGTGTCCTGGATCTTGGCGGTAGTCGATGCGGAGTTTCATAGCCATGGCTCAGTACTCGCTGGGCAACAACATGACGTTGTTGACAAGGTAGAACTTCCAAGTGCCATCGGGCGCGTCGGTGAAGTCGATGTGCTTGGTGTAGAGTTCGCCGCCGTTGCCGTCGCCGACGATGATGTCGGCTTGGGCTTCCTCGGCTTTTACTACGAGGTCGATGGTAAGGAAGTCTTCGGTTTCTTGCAGGTCGGCCAGCTCGGTGGCGATGATGTCAAGGAACCAGTAGGCTCCGTTACCGCAGTGCTCGGCAAAGAACTTGACACCGTCGGTGTAGAGCAGGTTGCTGTTGAACGGGTGACGGAACCATTGGTCCGTGCCCGTGAACATGCGGAGGTCGTGTTGTAGATCTGACATGGCGTTACTCCTTTCTATGAGTGTGTGTAGCCGTCGGTTTCAATGGCGAGCCACATATTGCACCACTTGACTACCACGGCATTGTCGCAGTAGAAGGTGGGCAGGACTTGCCTGCGGAATCCAAGGAACGTGAGCCCTTGGCTGTCCTGCCGCCACTTACGGAGCAGGGAAATCTGTTGGGGTTTGGTCAGTCGCATTGGCTAACTCCTTTCTACGAGTGGTGTGCCTATGGTTAGTGTGCGCCAAGACGCGGCGCTTGATAACTCTTATTTGTTCAGGTTTACTCTTCCACTTTGATGAATCCTTGGGTCGTCCAGCGCGCTCCAATCAGGAATCCGCACTCGGCGCATCCTATCTCTCCGGCTTGATCGGCGATGAGCAAGAACGACTGCGATCCACAGAGCGAGCACAACAGGACATCAACGGTTTTTTCCCTCACCGAAATTTGGTCCTCGGATGAATGGGATGACCTCCGTTGCTTCCTTACTTCGTTTAGGCTGACGACATTACTTCGGTCATGAATGGGGGGATCGGTCGATTTTTCCATGTGGCTAGCCTCGCTTTTTCGCCTATGTAGTATTGCTGATAGGCAAGCCTTGCGTCTTGGTGCTTGTACTGCTCTGGCATGGCTTGAGCAGGGCGAGTGAAGCCCCGTGCTTGCAAGTCTAAAGGTGGACACCTCATTATTGCAAGAACTCTTTGGCAAGCATGAATCTTTTCGTATCGGTATGTGTACTCATGGCACAGGGCCATGCCGAGTTGCCAGAGCCAGCGATAGTTTTCAACGGTTTGGCCTGCCCACAGAGTGCAGGGATGCTTTTGGTGAACAGCTTTGTAAGGACCGTCAACGCCGTACCGCCAGTGTACGGTGCTGAGCATCTGGGCGGTTTCTAGTGGCATTTTGACGACGTGTTTGTCGCAGTGCCATTGTGCACAGATTGTGTGGTTCCAGTCTAGTATAAAGATGTTCATTGCCGCCCTCTTTCTGCAGAACAGCTATAGTATAGCGCGGCGCAAGGTCTGCGACATTTCTTGTTTATTCCTTGGTTTCACGTCTATAGTTTCAGTTTAGCTTTGCCCTGAGCACTCGTTCACGGAGCTCGCTCGACGACAGTTGGTGTGTGCGGCTGTTGTAATAGATTTGGATGCCTAGTTCCTCGCACACGTCTTGCCCGCTTAAAAACACAGATCTATACTCCTCCCCTACGATCCTTACATTGATACGCAGAATCCTCAAAAGATTGTGCATTTCTTCTTCGGTGCTGTAGGGGATCACTTCGTCAACGTAACGCACGGCGTCAAGCTGGATGTAGCGTTCAATCAGGCTTTGCACGGGGGCGTTCTTTTCAGGCCGTTCGGTAGAAGGGTCAATGTGCAAGCCTACAATCAGGTGGTCACACACCTCACTGGCTTCTTGGAGCATGAGTACATGGCCCGCGTGGAGCAGGTCAAAGGCACCGCAGGTAAATCCTATTCGCATTGTTTTGGGTTCCATATTTCATTCGGGTCATGCTCGTCTAACAACTTGCCGTGGCAGGAGGAGCAAAACACTCCTCCGTAAGGCTCGTGGTCGGTGTTCAAAAACACCTGCCCCCGCGTGCCCTGACCACAAAAGTCACAGCTGATGTAGCTTTTGTAGTATGGGACCGAATGGCTTTGGTTGTTTAGTAAGTGACTGTAAGAGCTCATTTATAACCTCCTCAGCGGGTTGGAACACGGGGTATCCTTTATATTTATCCTTTAGGTAATCGCATCCTCTGTGGAACACGTCCTTAGCCATGCCGTTGCCGCGTTGCATCAGCCTGTAGCAGTGCAACACAAGTTCTAGCTTATCAGCAATGTCGGCTATGCGGTGCTCATCGTGGCTGACTGCCACCACAACACCTAAGTCGGCTTCGTAGTTTTCCTCAATCGTACGCATCAGCGTGCCTAGCTCGGGGTATTTCCACTTGGTAGTGGCGGGCATATCACCCACCTCGGCTTCGGCCACGTCGTGATACAGCGCGTGGAGCAATAGGTTCTTAGTGCATTGATCGGGCCACAATGTGTGGATTACCACCATCACCCGCCAAGTGTGCGCGGCGACGTTCTGCCCATCAGCCAGCTCGGGCCGTGTGTGGTAGCGCAGGACATGCCCACCCTTTAGCCGCGAGTGCAGGTCCTTTAGGTTTGCATCTCGCTGTGGTTGTGTCTTAAGCCTCGTGTCCATGGTTTCTCCGTAAATGTTTGTTTTGCCTCCCCCCAGTTTGGTCCAAACTCTGCGTCTACAACGGAGGGAACTTCTAACTTGACGCAAGTTTCCATGATCTCCGCTATTCGCTTGGCTTGGTCCTCGCTTTCTACGGAGATATCCAGTTCATCGTGTACTTGTAGCATCGGCAGTATGCCTTCATCCGCCAGCGCCGCCATCGCGGCTTTGGTTTGGTCGGCCGCACTGCCTTGGATTAGCCTGTTGAGCGCCTTGTAGGTAAAGGCCCGCTTGATAGCAGGGCCGTGCTCGGCGTAGGCTTCTTGGTAGGTCATGGGCTTCCAGCTACCATACTTGTTCGGTTCCCATTTGTCAAACCTACAACGGCGTCCTAGCAACGTGCGGATAACCCCACGCTGTGTGGCCCGATTAATGGTGTAGTCGGCCAGCTCGCGGACAAACGGCACCTTGTCGTGGTAGGTAGCAAACAGGTCTTGGGCATCCTCAAACTCTAGGCCAAGGCTTGCCGCCAGCTTCTTAGACCCCATGCCGTAGAACAGTCCAAGGTTAATGTCCTTTGCTTGCTTGCGCGGCACGCCCACGATATCTGCCGCCATTTGGTGGAAGTCGGTGCGGGCATCTTCGTTATACTGCGCGGCGAAGTCTGAAGCGCCTCTGAAGCCCATGAGTTTGGCGTAGTGCACCACAATGCGGGGTTCTTGGCTGGAGTAGTCGAACGCGCCCCACAGAGCGCCTTCTTCTGGCAAGAACAGCCCGCGTATCATTGGGCCTATTTCGCCATGGCGGGCGGGAATCTGTTGCAGGTTCGGGTTGCTATAGCTGAAGCGCCCCGTGACCGTGCCGCCATCGTCACTGCGGAGGGGGTGCAGTTCCGCGTGAATGCGCCCGTTGACTTGGTGCTTGAGTATGGTGTCCACAAAGGTAGTGCGAGCCTTGTTGAACTCGCGCGCTTGCACAATCATCTGGGGCACTTCGTGCGGGTGATTATGTAAGAACCCTTTGGTAAAGGACGGTGCACCTGTTTTCTCGGTCTTGGCGTAGGGCAGGCTCAGCGCATCAAACGCTTTGGCTACGCTCTCTGCCGCCCAGATCTCCACCGCCACGCCTGTCTGCTTGGTGATGGCATCCAGTAGCTTTTGCTCGCGGCGCAGTAGGTCGGCCTTAATTTGCTCGGCACGGTCTAGGTCTACGCGCACGCCACGGTGCCGCATGGGGATAATGGTCTTGAGCACCCGTAGCTCGAGGTCGAAGATATCGCCAATGTCTTCCTTAACGATAAGCCCCTTGAAGTGGTGCCAAAGCCGCAGGGTGAGCGCGGCGTCTTGCTCGGCGTACTTGCCAACGTACGAAGCAGGGAGCTTGTACATCTCGCTCTTGGCGTTGACGCCAAAGGCATCAGCGGCCTCGCGCAGTTCGGCCTCGGACTTGCGGTCTTGCAGGTAGTCGCGGCCCAGCGCGTTGAGCGCATAGCTAAAGCGGTTCTCGTCCAGCAATGGGGCGGCAACCATCGTATCTACAATGCGGCCTGCAACGGTCACGCCCTCGGCCAGTAGCCAGCCAACGTCGTACGGAGCGTTGTGGAATATGTAGTCTGCGGTTGGGTCGTTGCAAACATCTTGCAACCAGCGCAGGGTCATCTTGGCATCTAGGTTTGGGCCGTTCTCGTGCCGAATGGGGAAGTACCATTGGTCACCGTCCACGGCTACTGCCACGCCGATAATGTGCCCATCCTTACGGCACCAGCCGCTACCCATCGTCGTCAAGTTTGGGTCGCGGGTTTCTAAGTCGATGGCTATCTCCTTGCGGCCTGTAAGGTCGGGATACCCATCTGGCATTACCCACTCAGTCGGGGGTCTGAACAGAGGAAACTGCATTGCTCTTTACCTTCATTGGCTGACGGCACGAACAGTGCGGCCATTTGTTTTTGAGGTTGCGGAATGTCACCAGCTTGGTTTCCACCCCGCACTCACACATTGCGTGCACCTTCTCATCCAGTTTTCCACTCGCATCGGTCTTCGATGAAGAGGTCTGGTTCGTCGTCATGCCTTGCTCCTTGAATTAGTAACTCGGACTCCACTAATAGTAGGTAGCGGCGGAGGTCGCGTATATCATCAATAATGCCTTCGGGGCGGGTGTCTTGCTGTGCCGCCGCGAAGATGTCCCAGTTATGCTTGGTCACTTGGTTTTCCAAGCGGTCCCACTTGCGGGCCAGCATCATCATAGCCCCCGTGCCACCGCGCTTTTTCCAGCTATCGCCGTAGCTTTGCTCGGCGTGGTGTAGCTTCTTCACGTCGGTGTCGGCTACGCGCAGGACGTACTGCAACTGCTCGCTGTAATCGGTGCAGTCAACTATTTCTTTGTCGGCCATTACATTCTCCTTTCTAGCCACTCAACGCATGCCTTGCGCCAAGCGCGGTCTTCAATCTGCATCGCCACCTCGCGGGCGGCGGGCAGGTCTCTTTGTTTCCACAAGCCCCACGAATGGAACATCGGTGTGCCCGTGGTGCTCAGGTAACTGTTAAACACCTTGGCATCGGGATTTTCCATCCACGCTTTTAGGTCGGCGTCGAACATCGTGTAGTCGTCCACCAGCGCGGGCGGGTTGTAGTTCAGCCCATCGTCGCCCAGCGTTAGGTACGGCTCGTAGTCGGCGGGCATACCGTCCAGCTTGGCAAGCACGTCCTTGTAGGCGTGCAGGTTGTTGGAGAACTGGTAATAGGTCCCCACGCCGAGCTCCAGCATGCCTGCCATGTATTCCAGCAACACCGACATGTGGACTGCGTTTGCGCCGTAAGCGCCCCAGATCATGTCGTTGCTACGGTTGACCACGGTCATGTGTAGGTCGTCGTCGCGCACCCAGAAGTAAATCTGCGTGTTGCAGGGGTAGTCCTTGCCATCGTTGGTAGACTGCAAGTCTTCCCATGGATCCCACATGCCCACCACTGTGCGACGGTCGTTGGGGAAGGTGGCTAGGCGATGCAGTGCGAGCTGTAGCTGGTCCTTGCCAAACCATTCGCGCCATCTAAACCCGTATGCGCCGTGGAAGTGTTCGCCATCGTCGCTGTAGGTGTTGATGCGCCCGTTGAACTGGCTAATCCACTCAACGTCGTTGCGGCCCGCCAGCATCCAGAAACTTTCCATCAGGTGGAAGTACGGGTTGGCA